CATCTTATAACCTGAAACTTCTCTAGTGGCTTTGGCGATTGCTTTTTGAATCTCCTCAACTTTTTCAGCACCTTCAAATTCTCCAAAACCTTCAACCTCTTTATCCTGAGACTTCTGTTTCATATCAGCCAGTTTTTTATCTAGTTTATTTCTTCTCTCTGCTTGTTTGTTGTACTCCGCTGTTCCTGCCACAAGATCATAAATTTGTTTAATTAAATAAATCACTCCAGCGGCGATTGCTAAATATGGGATAGATTTCAATGCCACTCCAAGAGTTTTGGTTGCAATTGCGAGAACACCCTTTGCGGCGGCAAGTGCAATCGAGACTCCTTTCATGAATACCATTTTGATACTCAATCCACCCATTAGACCCGATGCCAGACCAAGAGACATGATCAACCCACCAAACCCAATCAACAACGGGCCGATGGCGGCAACGATTCCGGCAATCACGAGAATGGTATTTTTGGTTGTGTCGCTCAAATTAGCGAACCACTCCAGAAGCGATTTAACCTTTTCCCCTAGCCATGAAATGATTGGAATCAATCTCCTTCCAATTGAAGAAGCCACATTCTTAATCTGATTCCAGAGTGCTTTCATTTGAGCGGAAAATGCTTTCATCTGTTCTTCGGCAACGTCTTGTGTTGCTCCACCAGCCCCATTTAATGCGGGAATAAAGTCATTCAATATCGCATCACTGGTTCCGAGAAGAGGAAGAATCACACCTTGAACCTGAGCATCAAAACCCATCATTGCTAATGTCGATGCTTTGAGTTCCGGACTGAGATCGCCCATGATCCCTTCCAGTTGAGCAATGATTGTTCCAAGATTGTTCATGTTGCCTTCAGAATCAAACACTTCAAATCCAAGAGCTTCATGGGCGGCGGCATTATCAAGAGCAGACTTCGAAAGCAACCGAAGCATTCTATCCAGACCGTTTCCAGCAAGTTCAGCTTTCACACCTTTATCCGCCAATGCCGCCAACACTGCAATTCCTTGTTCAGCGGGAACTTCGAAAGCGGCTAAAGCGGCACCTGCTTTAGATGTTAATGAAGTGGCAAATTGTTCAACACTGGCATTTGCTTTTGTGTTAGCCACAACCAACATATCACCAAGAAGTTCAAGTTGCTTCAAATCTTCGGCAGTATCTCCAGACTTCATACCAAGAGCGGAAAAAGCATCCGTCAATAAATCGGTAGCAAGTGCCATATCAAACATCCCAGCAGTTGCAAACTGTTGAACTACTGGCAAAGCTCCGATTGAATCCTTCACTGAAAATCCAGCAGAAGCTAAAAAGTAATACGACTCCGCCAATTCAGTAGCGGATTGAACTCCTTGTGAAGAAAGTGAAATAGCGACCTGTTCCATTTCTTCCCTAGTAACACCACCCCAATCTTTAATGATTGCGGTGGATTGTGTCATTGCTTCATCAAAAGAAGAAAAAGCGGCGACAGATGCAGAAGCTCCAGCCAAGATCGGAGCGGTGATGAACTTGGTCATTGACTTACCAACCCTCATCATAGATTGACCTGCTGATTTCATTCTACTCCCTACACGAGTCGAGAAATCATCAACAGCTTTTCCAGCATCACCTAGTTCCTTTTTCAAAGCCGCAGCATCAGCAGAAATTCGAAGTACCAGATTTTCAATTTCTGTTGCCACTGCTATTCTTCTCCATCAAGATGATCTTTTGGATCAAGCCCAACGGCGGTCATCCAAAAGACTTGAGATTGACGTAATTCTTTTTCTGATGATGTTGATTGTTTTTTCTTTTGATCATTAAACTTCAAAAGAAAATCTTCAACTTTAATTCGATGAGGGTTTTTGGCAACGGTTCTTCGAACTTCTGCCGCAACCATAGCAAACAAATAATCTTCACGATGAAACCTAGTGTGTTCGGTGTAAAGATATCGTTTCCATAATGTGAATTCGCTAGAGGAAATTCGGCGTTGAGCTTCATAGAGAGTCATTCCCAATCTCTCACAAAGCATCAACCACCAAATTGTTTCTCCAGCTTCTAGTCGTTTCCCGCTTCTTCCTCAGCATCATCATCCATTCCAGAGATTTCTTTTGCTTTGTCAAACAAAGCTCCGACAACTCTTGACGGCCATTTCTGAATCGTGCCCATTGGAACAGCGGTTTCCTTGCCTTGATCCGTAACACGGAATAAACAGGAATGAAGCAAGTTGGCTTGCAAACCATCAAAGTTTGTGACTTGGGTATCACCCTTTGAATCAGATTTCATTCGTTTTGAAATGAATGAAATGTAAGAATCACGAGCCACACCATCCATTTCACGAAGAATGAATTTCTCCACTTCTTTGTTCTCTGGATTCTCAAGTTCAACATCGATTGTTTGCAATGCCAAACTAAACTTCAAAACTTCTTTTTTGTCACTCATCTAATTCGTCTCCTAAAAATTAAAGTTAAGCCGAAGTATAAACTGGAGCGGTTTCAGCGCCAGGCGTACTTCCAGAGCCATTTTGATTGGTAACAATCACAGTGATTTCAGCGGTTGGTAACTCGCCAGGAGTTATTTCACCAGCACTGAAAGAATCAATGAATCCATAGAATACCAATGTAGATGAATCTGGGAATGTAACAGTGATTTCCTGATTGCTGTTAAGATTACCGATACCCTGAGCATTATATTGGGATGGATCATAAATAGCACTGAAGGTCAATTCACCTAAGTCTTTTAATGTCTTAGGTGCTTTGGTTCTCCACACTCCATTTCTATGGGTGGTAACTTCCAAAGCTCCACCACCTTGAGTTGTTGGCGGTGTGATGCTTACTTCCTGCAAGCTCATACTTCCAATAGAGACTTGTGCCCCTAAACCATCTACTTCTATTCCTGCTAAATTTTGAGTCATAATTGAAAACTCCCTGTTATGAAACTACTGTCAACGAAAACAAAGCGTTGATTGAAAATTCTTGTCTTCGTCGAGCATCATCTTCTTGACCTAAAGAAAATGCAGATGTTCGCTGAAGATTATACAATTGATACGTTGTACTATTAAAAACCTTACTCTGATATTTTATCGTATCTATAGCGTCCAAGACTACTTTGAATTTTGAATAAGCGGTTGGGTAGTCTGTCGCTCTTATCAGAATCTGAATTCCAAATTGTTCAATATATTGCCCATGTCTCATCGAACGATCTTTGACAACTCCAACTCTGTCCATAACAGCAATAACATTATCAGGAACTGTTGGTTGATCGGGCATCATAGAAACGTAAATGGGCCATGAATCTGAAGAAGATCCGGTTGGGGATATTCCAACGGAAGCATCAATCAAAATTTGACGGACAATATTAGCTGGTGGGTCGGGAATGTTTTGAACTGTCATATCAAGCCATCCCCTGTATTAAGATTCTTCTTATTTCACCTATATTTTCACGATAAGCGTTTTCTAAATATTTCGATCCCCATCGATGAGTTTCATGAATCTTAACAGCATAATGAACATTAAAAGAAATATTTACTTCAGATTGCAATTTTGTTCTTCGTGTCAATTTGGTTCGTGCTGAATTTTTCAATGCTCCAGTATCAACCGGAACTCTTAATTGTGCTTCTCGTTTGACAAACAAGCCAGCACGAGACAAGGCTGTCCCCAAACGATGATCCAACCTTTGATCATAATTTTTGAGCATGTCTTTCAAGTCATCATCATTTAATATAGACCATTTTAATTTCATAAGATCGCAGTCCTTAGAAATTCAGTAGCCTTGAAGTTTGGGAGCTTTTCATATTTGCGAATCTCCCAAGCATTACGATCAAGTTTGGGGTCGGAAGGTTTGCTTGCTAATTCACCAAGCCAAAGATAACCACCAGGAGCAACATCAGCGGAAACGTAAACAATCGAATTCGAAGTTTGATCTTCTCCATTGGCATCTAGAAATTGCTCATGCTTATCTTCCCAACGAACATCAAGTTCAACAGCCGTCCCCATTGTGGGGCGGCCATAACTATCAATTCCTGAAGGCGGCCAATAGACCGCTTTCATTTTATTAATTTTTGAAATGATGCCCATTATGAATCACTCGTTGTCTTTCGTTCTTTGCCAAGCCAAGTCACACCAACATTTACTCCTTTGCCTTTGTCCAATCGAGCCAAGCCGCCATTGGTATCAAGCATCATGGCTTGTTGTCCGTAGGTGGTCAGAGAAAGATTCATTCCAACTTTGGTATCGTAAGAGATACCAACGGAACCAGCCTTTTCTGATTTAGCTCTTGGATCACGGATGGCATAGAAATGAGCGGACAGCCATCTTTCGATGTACTCCAATCTAGCAACTGAATAATCCGTATCTGGGCCATTGGCCCCAGTACACATTTCGGTGACAAGTTCGTTTGCAACATTGATGAATGGATCAAGATCAGAATCGGAAACAATTATTGAAGAGTCAACTTCAATAATTGCTTTGACGTTTGTTGCATTAGTTCGAGCCATGATCTCTTTACCTCATCAATGTGTGTGAACTTAGCCGAAGTAATCCGAAACAAACGGAAGAACATTCTTCTTGGAAAGTCCTTCTTGATTGATCTCTTCGCCATCAATGCAAACAAAATATTTTCGTTTGCGTTTGAAGACTTTCAAACCATCTTCGAAATTTGAAACATCGAATTGATTTGTCACATCTTCCCCAACGGGTTCTTCTTGTACTTCTTTTTCAACGGGTTCTTCTTGTGCTTCTTCGGATGGAAATCGAACTTCGACTTCATCTGATACGCTTTGAAACTTCTCACCGAAAACAGCCACAAGATCAATTTCGGATTCAACAACATCTCCAGCTTGATAGGTGTTTTCTATATCTGAGTGCGATCCGATTACAAGTTTGAATTTCATTTTTTAGTCTCCAAATAAAAAAAGAAATCGGGTGGTGATGGATAAGCACCACCACCCGAAATCAAATATCACTAGTGGCTACCGTGAACGATTCCAGTGTTTCCATTGAAATCACTTCGAAGCTGAGGAATCATGATTCCCATAACTTTGAAGTTCAGTTCCATTCCGCCCTTAGCTTCCCATTGAACTGTTGTGATGTCCATTCCGATAACTTCACGGACAACATCAGAACTTTTCTGAACGAGAAGAAGAGTGTTGGCAGGTAAGAAGTCCAAAGTCTTTGGACGATCAATCCCGTCAATGGCTCCAATACGATCACGAAGGGTATTGTCACCCTTTGCAACTTCATAATCTTCATCCATGTACTGATCCCAACTAGTTGAGCAGTAGCAGAACCACGGGCCAAAGTGTTTAGCCGCTTGACTCTGGGACTTCATCGCCAAGATTTCCGAAACGGTCGTCTTGTGATTAGTGGTTGAAGGAGCCGTCATTGTCTTAGTTAGACGACTTGGGAAGTTGGTATAACCGTAAATAGTTCCGCCACCATAAGCATAAGAATCGCTTACGCCAAGCAAAAGATTTTCAGCTTCTTCAGCAACTTTTCGAGCGGCCAATTCAGCAACGGTTGTATCCAAAGGACTGTTGCCGTTTCGACTTGCTAGAACTTCACGAGCAGAGAAGCGGAAATCTTTGTGAATGATTGGCAATGGTAGATTGACCAAGTTGTATTCTGGTCGATCTGAATCAGATTGATTCAAGCCATCCATCGAAACGGATGCACCAGAAATATCACTCTGGTTCTGATACTGCAAAACAGTTTTGCCCATTCCATTTGGAATGTTGTATTGCAGGCCAGCCGAACGAAGGTCAGCAACTGCATTCAATCGCTGTTGTGCGGCTTTCAGAACTACGTCATCCAATGAAATCCATTCATCTTTTCGAAGAGATGCTGGGGCATTGGTGACTACGGATTTCGTGCCGTTGTTCACGGTCACATAATTTTTTCCATCGTTGCCGATGTAAGGACGAAGAACATGAGGATCGAAGTTGTTTGCCATCAGTGTACTGGCAACGTCTCCGCTTGCATGTCCATTATAAAGAAAATCAGACATTCGTAATTTCTCCCGATTCAGTAAAGATTAAAGAACGACAACTTTGCAAAGTCCGTTCGATCCACTTGGTGAAACGGCTTCGAGTGCCTTAACTTGGTAAGCGGTTTCAGAACCAGCGGCTTCAACAAACAAACCACTTCCGCCACCTTCAACAACTAGTTTGTCGGCAACAGCGATTGTTTCGCCATCCTTAACTAAAACCTGTAAATGATCACCAGCAACAGCCTGATAAGCCTGAGCTTTATCACCTGAAGCATAAGCATCATCAACAGTTTTACCTTGAAGACCATCTTCAATTAAAACTGGTTGAATGCCCTGTTTCAGTGCTTCGGCTTGTGCCGATGCTACGGGATCATATTTTCCATCAGCGGCGAGTTCAATCGCCATTCCTGGACTTGCAATCGCATCGAGAGTGACTTCGATTTGATGATTGCCGCCCTTTAGAATGATTGTATTAACAGCCATCATTCAGACTCCTATTAAAGAAAAATTAAGAATTGTCGCTTCCAAAATTCATTGTTGGAATTTGCAGTGGTGCATCTTCATCATTTGCAACTGGCTTGACGGAAGCTCCGACAGCACCGGCGAAATTCGGAAGAGGCTTTTCTGCATTCTCAACAACTTCAACGGAAGCAAGAGCGGCAAGAGCCTTCAACTCTGAAATTGGTTTGGTATCTAAAACATCAGAAGCAAAAGTGTTTCTTTCGTTTCCAACAACGACATCAATCAATGCTTGACGATCTTTTTTGTGAGACTCTAAACCGGATAGAAGCATATCACGAATTCCTTCAGGAGCATTCGCAACATAATCTTCAACAGTGATTTCTCCGTTTTCAACAACGGCTTCTTCTTGTTCACAAACTTCTTCAGCATCACCTTCAGATTCACAAACTTCTTCAGCTTCAGATTCAGCTTCAACAGCTTCTTCTTCAACAGCTTCTTCAGCAAGTTCTTCTTCGTTTTCAACTGGTTGAAGTTTCGCAAGAAAATCTTCACTCAATCCCAACAGAGTTTCACGGTCATCAGCATTGAAAATTGTTGCATCATTATCAATGATGGCATCAACTAGTTCATCTACATGAGACATAGAATCAACTCCTAAATTAGTTCGGGAATCTGTAGAATCGTTTGCAGTGACTTCTTTGCAAGTCTTCGAATCTATGAT